GGTCCTTGGTCAACCTCATTACCAGCTTCTTGGGCATCAGATAGCACACTGGTGAACATATCAAAATTCACCCTTATTCTCGCATAACCCTCCTCTTGCAGAATCTCCAGCTCCCTTCTCACATCTGCTTCCAGCTCCACCAGCTCGCTGACTACAAGCGTTGTCGGCTCAACAGTGTGAAGGACAGGAACATCCACGACCACCACAGGCTCCTCTGACATCATAGCAGCCTGACCAGTCAGGAACTCAATTGCCTGCTGGGTCATGGACCTTCTCAACCCACCCTCCTCCCGCATGACAACCCATTTAACCACAGTCTCTGCCATGGTGGGAATGATGTGTGCCACAAGGTAGTCGTAGTTGACATCGGACGTGTCCAGGTTGTAACCAAGGTCATCGTACAATTCGCCTATACCCTCAAGATCCTCCGACAGGCTAATCTCCATGAGCTGGTTGAAGAAGTCCTCATCTTTCATGTTCCAGGATTCTTCTATGTTCTCGCTCTCCATTGTTGGTGGCTCTTTCGCCACCACGTCAGTCGGGGCAGCTGTCTCATCAAGGCCTCTAAAGAAGTTGTCCATAACAGCTCCTGCAGCGTACCTGGCAAAGGCGTCTCTTGTTTCCTTGACGATGAGACTTTCAGGCTCCCGCTCGACTAGCCGGCCAAAGGCCGTGGCCAGTTCAGTCTTCGACTTCCTTAAGATGCACAAGGATGTGAAGTCTATTTCAAGTGCAGACATGCCCAGCGAGACCATGTAAGATTCCAGATTGACCTCATCAGCTATGGGTAGCAAGATACTTGCCAGGGTTGCCCCAGCTGGCGTGCAAAGATCCAGACGCCTGGTTAGGTGATTGAGGACGGGTCTAAGCAAGGATCCATGGAATCTACCGGTTGTACCACCATCCCTACCCGTCCACTTGACACGAACCCCTAGAAGCTTGGATAGGTCTCTCTGAGCAGATAGCTCACCTGAGTAGAACCAGTCATTTCCGTGGTTCTCTACCATGTATATGAACTCATTGGGCAGCTTCACCAGGAAAGTGGTGGTCCTCGACCCAGTCTCGCCTCTTGACGACCAGTGGTACTTCCCAGATTTACTGTACTTCATCAGCTTCTGGACGTTTATCTCACCACTCCTGGTCAGTGTTCTCATGACTGCGGTTTTGGTGTAGAATTGATTGTCGTGAGTGACATCAAAGCCCATGACCACACCCCTCTTTTGTGCCTGGGACTGTAGCCAGGATAATGCCCTCTTTTGGGTGCACTTCCAGAGAGAGCAACTGGCGGCAAGATGTGCCATGACCTCACTGTACGTCAGAGGTTCTGATGAGTCCACAGGAAGTCTCGCCTCCTTAGAAGCGATCTCTGACTCAATCGTGTTTAGTGGGGGGAAGAATGTGCTGTCATTTATCACTGGTGTGGGTGGTGGGAGGGTCTCGACCCTCGATTCGGTGTCTCTCACTAATTGCTCAGTCAGACTGAAACCATGCTCGAGCAGAGAATGTAGAACAGTGTCTCTAGACCTGTTAGCAGGAACAGGGATGAGGCACTTCACCATCTTATGAACGATCTCCTCCGACTGCAAGTAAGCCTTAAGCTGGAGTGCATCCATGCCATTGTCGCTCAGGGTCAGCTCCAGGGTCTCCCTCAGCCAGGGGAGTTGGGCCCTCAGGACCTCGAACTCCATGGTCCTCCTGATGCTCACACGGTCGTTGTCGGGAATCCACTTTTGTACACAGACCTTGAGGGGGTCTCTTGTTATCACCCTCTCTTCTGTGACATCAAGGGTGCAAAACTTCCTAGACTTGACAAACTTGTACGGCTTGACCTTCCAGCCAGGGATGGTGGCAGCCCACCACTTTGACTCAGCTGACTCAGTGACTGGACAGGTGTTTGTGAGTCTGAATTCGAGAGCTGCCTCTTCAAGTGTCAGCTTCTTACCATTAACCTTCATACACCTTGTCTTTGCGGCGTAGCAGCCAGCTGCTTGTATTCTGGGTAAGTTGATCCTGGAGAATGCAACGGCTGAGCTGGGTGAGATCAGTTTCACATGCAGCCTCTCCATGTTTGTTAAATCGTCCGTCAGTATCTGCTCCGGTGTCTTCTCAGCCAAAATTCTGGACTTGCTAGCTCCCCATTTTTCCATCACACTTTGATGCCTCCTGTGAGATATTAGGGACAGGTTAACGGTGCTTGTTGGGTCAGTGATCTCCCTGCTCATGTAGGTCTGAGTTTGGTGACCTGGCCACCTCATGCTGACTATGATCTGCTGGAAGAGGGTGAGGTCCCAAAGTCCCGTGAACCCAATTGGCGCAACAGGAAGATAGCCCAGATCGGGAGACCTCATGTCTTGATACCAAGATAAGAATTGTTGCTCATCTTCGTCTCTAGTTCGGTAGTGTAGCATTCTCCGCTGGAATCTGTGCAGCAGGGCCGACAGGTGGAAGCACTGTTTTAGACCCACACCCTGCGAGAGGACACCACTCAAGGCAGACAATCCCTCCTCAACTCTACCTCTCAGCGACCGGTGATACCCCATTGAGAAGACGGACGTGCAGAACTTTATTGATGCTGGTGCCCACTGAGGGCCAATCTGCCAGACACTGTTGAACTCCTCAATGACAGTTCTTGCCGCAATGCTGCTCTTCTCCTCAGAGACCTGAACGCAAATGTGCCCCTTCCCATACTCATAGCCTATCAGCAGCTCAGAGATGGCCTTCTCCAGACCGGGGTAATCTATTTTGTCGTCATGCGAGATCAGAAGCGTTAGCCTCATTGATGAGTCATCAGAGGAAACCTTGGCAGTGGCAATGGCATTGACTTGGTAAAGGGGTAGGGTGGTGGCAATCATGGCAGGCAATTCTTCCTCCATCCAATCTGCGTACAGCGCATGCAATGCCGAAGATGTCTCATGGGCAATTCCCTGCATCATGTTCGACCTGTTGACAAATGTGCCATCGTCGTTGGATAGAAT